CGCCGGAGATCTGTCCGGTCAAGCTATATGGGATGATGCCAGTCACCCTCTTGTCCATACACCCCGTTTGTTGTGTCCAACCCGCGCCCGTCTGCGAAATTCCGCCAACATGGCCAGATCGCGTTCAATGTCCTGCGGGTTGGTATCTGCCGGGTCAAATTCACCCCCAACCCAATCGAGCAGTTCGGAGTGCTGCGGGTGTTTGGGGTCAGCAATTACATCCAGAAATTCCAGAAAACCCGGAACTCCGCCAATATCTTCTGGTGGAGCTGCGCGCTCACCATCAACAAAAACCGGGTAATTCGTGCTCTCATCCCCATCGCGATGGTCTTCCACGCGAATGGTGCAACGCCAGTCGTCACCAAAATCGTAAATGTATGAAAATTCCTTGATGCCAAGTCCGGCCAACCGGTCCAGCTTGAACCCCTTGGCCTTATAAACACGGCCACCAAGATCCCCGAAAGACGGCATTGGTTCCCCATATCTGCGGTTCTCGAGTTGAAACTCCCAGAGATGCGCATGCTCCCACCGCATGACAGCCTGAATGGTGTCATGCAAGGCCTCAAGAGTTGCCCCTGCCGGGACATCGACCCGGCGCCAGATGCGCGGCTCTATATCATCAAGTTCTATCAGCAGGCGAATGACGGGTTCGGACATGGCTCTAACCTTGGTTTTCTTTCGGCCAAGAACCTAGCGAGCAATCTCAATGCCAACAAGCACAGATCTCCGCGCCCGGCGTGATGCCCTCGTTGCCCGGCGGTCCTCGGGTGTCGCGCGCGTCAGCTATGACGGCAAGACCGTGGACTATCGCAGCGTGGCCGAGATTGACCGGGCCATCGAAGCCCTTGAGCGCGAGATCGCAGCCGCCGAAGGACGGCAATTTGTGCGCCATGTCCGCGTAACGGCCTCAAAGGGTCTCTGACATATGGGCTTGTTCGACCGTTTCCGCCGCCCATCGTCCGGCGGCGCCGCGGCCATGCGGGCGCGGCTGGAAGGGGCGATGGCAAAACGGCGGCTCAGGGGCTGGAACCCGCCGCTTGAAAACATCAACTCACTGGTTGCCTCCGGCGGTCCCCGGCTGCTGGCCCGCGCCCGGGAGCTCGTAGTCACAAACGGCTATGCATCAAATGCCTGCGAGGCTTTTGCCGCCAATCTTGTCGGCGACGGCATCAAACCGTCCTCCCTGATCGGCGACGACGGGCTCAGGGACCATGTGCAGCGGCTCTGGCTCGCCTGGACCGATGAAGCCGACGCAGACGGGCTGACCGATTTCTACGGCCTGCAGGCCATGGTCGCGCGTGAGATGTTCGTGGCGGGCGAATGTTTTGTCCGGCTGCGGCCCCGGCAATTGAGAGATCGGCTGACGGTGCCCCTGCAGCTGCAATTGCTTCAATCCGAAATGCTGCCGTTTGAAAAGACCGGAACCGCAGCAAACGGCAACCGCATCCGGTGCGGCATCGAGTTCGACCGGATCGGCCGACGCGCCGCCTACCACTTCCGGCGCCGTCACCCCGGCGACAGCACGGATCACGGTGACGTGCTCCCCGAGACCGTCCGGGTTCCGGCCGCCGATGTCCTTCATGTCTACCGGCCCGTCGATGCCGGTCAGATCCGGGGTCTGCCGCATATCGCTCCGGCGATGGTCCGGCTGTTCCTGCTTGACCAGTACGACGATGCGGAACTCGACCGGAAGAAGACCGCAGCCATGTTTGCGGGCTTCATCACAAAAACCGCTCCGGAGGATCCGGTGATGGGCGAGACAGCCGAGGATCCTGACGGTGCCGCCATTGCCAGCCTTGAACCGGGGACCTTGCAGGTCTTGCTGCCGGGCGAAGATGTCAGGTTTTCATCTCCTGCCGATGTCGGTGGCGGCTACGAGGCGTTTCAGTACCGGACATTGCTTGCGGTCGCAGCCTCGCTCGGCCTGCCCTACCATCTGGTCACCGGCGATGTCCGGCAGGCCAATTATTCAAGCCTGCGCGCCGAGCTGGTCGAATTCCGCCGCCGCATCGGTCAATTGCAGCATGGCGTGATCGCGCATCAGCTGTGCCGTCCGGTCTGGCGGCGCTGGCTGGAAACGGCAGCCCTCTCCGGGGCTGTTCAACCCGGCGATCTGGACGCCGCCCAGCCTGTTCAATGGATACCGCCGCGTTGGGACTGGGTCGATCCGCTCAAGGACATCCAGGCACAGGTGCTCGCCATGGAGGCCGGCATCACCTCACGGCGCAAGGTGGTCGAGGCCACCGGTTACGACATCGAGGAAATCGACCGCGAAAATGCCGCCGATACCGCCCGCGCATCCGACCTCGGACTGCACTACCGGACAGAGCCGGGCGAGACACAGGGAGCCCGGGCAACACCGGCAAGACAGCCGGACCCCGGTAATGCGGACCCCGGAGATACGAAACACGGTGATGCGGACCCCGCCGGGGGCAGCGCCGGACAGGCAAGCGATCCCGACATCAAGGAGTAAAAGAATGGCAAGCTGGTATGCGATCCGCGCCTGTGGCAGAGAGGCGGAAGTGACGATCTATGACGAGATCGGCGCTTTCGGGAACTCGGCCAAGGGGTTTCTGGATCAACTCGGCGCGATCCCCGACGGCACGCCGATTGATCTCCGGCTCAACAGCCCGGGCGGCTCGGTGTTCGATGCGGTCGCCATCCACAATGCCCTGACGCGCCATGCGGGCCGGGTGACGGTCTGGATTGATGGCATTGCCGCCTCTGCCGCGTCCTATGTCGCCATGGCGGGCGACGAGATCGTCATGCCTGAAAACGCCTTCCTGATGATCCATGATCCGCAGGGCCTGATGAGCGGATCCGCAGGCGACATGCGCTCCATGGCCGAGGCCCTCGACAAGGTGAAGGGCAGTCTCGTGCAAGGATATGCGGCCCGGTCCGGGAAAGCGGCAGAAACCGTTGCAAGTCTGATGGCAGCTGAAACCTGGTTTGGCGCGGCCGATGCCGTGGCCGAGGGATTTGCTGACCGGCTTGCCCCTCCGGTGCGCATTGCAGCCCGGTTCGACACAGACCGTTTCCGGAATGCCCCCGGCCAACTGGCCGAACCGGCGGCCAATGAACCCGAAAGCGCCGATCCGATCCAGCCGGACGGAGAGACAAGTGACGGCAGCCCGGAAACCGACGATGAATCCCGCGCCGTTGCTCCGGAGGCACAAACCGCACTGCCGGATGCAGCTGCCATTGGCGGCGCGCCGCCTGATCCGGCCACTGTCCGCGCCGGAGCGATTGCCCATGCACGGGCCATCGTGGATCTCTGCCAGCTTGCGGGCCAGCCGCAGATGGCAGCCCGCTTTCTCGACGGCAACATTGACCTTGAGGAGGTGCGCGCCGCCCTGCTTGCCGCAAGGGCCGGGTCCGAACCGGATATTGCCTCTCAACATCCCCAGCCGGGCCGCGGCACTCGGGCGAGCCCCTGGGGTGAAATCGTTGCCCGGACGTTCAAGCAGAAAGGAACATCATGACCACGCTGAGCGAGGGAAAACATCCCGGCGGATTTCTCGTCTGGGAAGCTTTCCGCGATTACACGCGCGAAACCATTACGGTTGCGAGCGGCAAACTCGAACCCGGCACCGTGCTCGGCAGGATAACGGTCTCGGGCAAATACGCCGCTCACGACACTGCTGCCGTTGACGGTAGCGAAACCGCCGCCGCTGTTCTTTGGGGCGCGGCGGACGCCAGTGAAGGCGATGCCCTTGCTGTTGCGGTCGTGCGCGGTCCTGCCATTGTCAACCGCCATGATCTTGTCTTTGCCGGCACCCCGGCCGAAGCGGAAATCGAAGCCGCCCACACGAGCCTGCTGGACGCCGGCATTCTCGTCCGCTGATCCTACCCCCGACTGATCAAAAGGAAACCAAACATGGCCACGATGGATATCTTCGAGGCCGATGCCTTCACGGTCATCGAACTCACCCGCGCTCTTGAAAACATCCCGTTCAAACCGGCGCTGATCTCGGGCTCCAGCCTGTTCAGCCCGCGCGGTGTCCGGTCCCGCACGGTGGTCATCGAAAGCCGGGACGGCACGCTGTCGCTGATCCCGTTTTCCGAACGCGGATCAGCTTACGAGAGCCAGGTTCCCGAACGGCGCGGCATGCGTGCCTTTGTCTGCCGTCAATTCAAGAAACAGGACGTGCTGTGGGCCTCGGAGATCCAGTCCGTGCGGGACTTCGGGTCCGAAACCGCCACCCAGCAGGTCCAGTCGGAAGTGGCCCACCGCCTCCGGCGCTTGCGCCAGGATGCGGAAGCGACTTTCGAGTACCATTTCCTGAACGGCATTCAGGGGATCGTCAAGGACCCGAAGGACGGAGCCACGGTCATCGACTATGCGGCCGAGTTCGGCATCTCCCCGGCTGCGGAAATCGACTTTGACCTCGACAATTCCTCGCCCGCATCCGGCGCCTTGCGCAAGCGCTGCCAGGCCCTGATTGAAAGTGTCGAGGACAGCCTTGGCGGACTTGCAGCCGGCAGCGTCATGGTTCGCGCCGAATGCGGCTCGGCGTTCTTTGCAGATCTCGTGGCCCACAAGGAAGTCCGGGAAAGCTATCTCAACACGGCAGCTGCGGCGGATCTCAGGGGCCGTGTGGCCGACGAGGTCAGCTTTGGCGGCATCACCTTCCGCCGGTACCGGGGCAGTTCGGCCTTCGGTGTTCCAGCCGACAAGGCCTTCCTTTATCCCGAAGGTGTGGAAGGGCTCTTCGAGATCTATCACGCCCCGGCAGACACATTCGAAACGGTCAACACACTCGGGCTGCCGCTTTACGCCCGCACGATCCCGGACCGGGACCGCGATGAATGGGTGCGGCTGGAGATCGAAAGCAACCCGCTGCCGATCTGTACGCGTCCGCAGGTGCTGCGCAGTGCAAGGCGGACCTGATGGATGCCTTCAAGGAGGCGCTCGACATCCTGTTTGCCGATCTGGATCTGGCCCGGGATGTGACCCATACCGCCATGGACGGAAGTACTGCGGTCCAGGTGCGGGCGATCTTGCGAAGACCGGACGAAATCACCGGATTTGGCGAGGCCCGGCTCTGGTCCGAAACCACCCGGCTGGATCTTCGCGTGAGCGAGGTTGCCGCCCCCCGCCCGGGCGACGGGATCGAACTGGACGGCGAAGCGTTCACAATACAGGGCGAGCCCGTCCGGGATCGCGAGCGGCTCGTCTGGACCGTGGAGCTCCGGCCCGCATGAAGCTCAAACTCGACATCACACCCGGCCTTGTTGCCGCCATGGCCGCCGAGGTGACCGCCGGAGAAAAGGCCGTCACGGCCGCCATGCGCGAAGCAGGCACCGGATTGAAGAGCGCCTGGCGGGACCAGATCACTGGCGCGGGGCTCGGCAGGAGGCTCGCAAACTCGATCCGCAGCCAAACCTATCCCAAGGCTGACAAAAGCCTGAGCGCCGCAGCACTGGTGTGGTCGAAGGCACCGGTCATCGTCAGTGCGCATGACACGGGGCCGTTGATCCGTTCAAAAGACGGGTTCTGGCTCGCCATTGCGACACCTGAAGCCGGGCGGGGCTTGCGCGGCGGTCGGATCACGCCCGGCGAATGGGAGCGTAGAACCGGCATTAAACTGCGGTTTGTCTACCGCAAGCACGGACCAAGCCTCTTGGTGACAGACAAGGCCCGCATCAACAAACGCGGACGGGCCGTGGCCTCGCGCTCCAAGACCGGCCGGGGCCAGGTCACCGCTCCGATCTTCCTGCTGGTCCCGCAAGTGAAGCTACCCAAGCGGCTGGATCTCGATCGGGATGCGATACGGGCGCTCGACAGCGTGCCGGGACTGATCGTGACGAATTGGGTGGAGGACAGGCTTTGAATGTGGATCGAGCTTCAGCCGAGAGACGCCCGTACATCTGTCATCGGAATGAAGACGCGGTACGGATTGTCAGCATCACCAAGGGGTTGGAAGCCAAGTTCAGCATAGAACTTCCAGCGGCGATCAAAATGATCGTCTTGCAGGACGTCGAGTGTGATGGCCGCAGCACCCATCTGATCAGCAATCCCGAGGCATCGCCTTAAAGCATCGATCACGAGAGCCGTTCCCAGACCCGTACCTTGCCTGTCTTCGCGGACGGCTACGGCACGGATGTAGATGACGGGAATGTCGGGTACGCCAGCGCGCTGCCACTTTTTGGGGCCAAGATTGGCCCGGATGGCCATCGCACCGAGTGTATAGAAACCAAGCACGGCGGGATTATCGTCAGCGGTTGCGATCCACGCTGTGACCATCCCGGCCTTGACCTGATCCGAAAGCGAAGATTTCAGGAAGTTGTCGATGGGCGCAAATCCGCAAGAAAAGGCGCTGCGGTCATGCAGCGCCTTGTCGAATTTGGCGATTGTAAGGGCGGGCGTGTCCGCCGTGGCCTCAGTCAACATCCTTAAGAAGGCCCTTCGACGCTTCCGCTGCACGTGCCAGACCGGGCACAACCTTCCCCGGCGCCTCTATAGCAGCCTTGAAAGCTTCAAACGCGTCAATGGGCAGAATGGAGAGGGACAGACGTTGCTCGACCTCCTGCGCACGCAGAAGGGCTGCTTGGCGAATGAAGTCAGCTTCCTGCAGGCCGGTGGCAGCAGCTGCAGCCTTGATGCGCTCTTCATCAGCACGATGCATGCGCAGCTCCTTGCGCGCTTCCATCTTGCCCGGCGTAGGTGTGGTGGTTTCGATCGCAAACATAATCGGTCTCCTTCGCTAGCTTATGTACGGCATAACGCCGTACATGTCAATGGTCGGCATGGAGATGATCAGCATCGCCGCACCGGAAAAGCCATGTTCACCACGATGATCAACATGGTGATGATCGTCCCGACCATCCAAAGAACATCAGAATAACGCATGCCTACCCCACGCGAAACCATCCTCACCGCCCTGCACACACGGCTCTCGGCGCTGCCCGCCACTGCCCTGCGCGGCGACGTGCTGCCCGAGCGTGTGCCGGTCGAAGGGCTGCTGATCCTGCGCGACGGCGAGCCAGGAGAGCCGGAAGTCACTCTGTCGCCGCTGGCTTACCACTACCGGCATCGGGCCGAAATCGAAGCGGTGGTTCAAGGCAATGATCGCGACGCCGCCTTCGACGGGCTATGCGCCAGCATCGGTACTGCGCTTGCCGACGACCACACACTTGGCGGCCTCTGCGACTGGGTGGAAGCAGAAGCACCGCGCCCGGTCGATCTGTCCGTCGCGGGGGCTGCCAGCCTGAAGGCAGCGGTGATCCCGATTGTGCTGCATTATTCAACGGCCGATCCGCTTGGTAACTGAAACAGGTATCTCAACATTGTTGATCAAGGCATTGGTCCGGTTATGCATTTCGCACCTCCTGTATTCATCTTTCAGATCGTTGGTTTCCAGATAGCGGTAGTGGGTCTTGAGGTCTCGCAGCAGTTCAATCTGTTTGTGAAGACCCGATTGTACCCGGCGATAAAACCACCTTTGTTCAGGTGATCCGTTGCGCGCCTCAGCCAGGCGGCGCACCATATCCAAGGCATCCTCGCGATGTTCAAGGTAAAGGGCGACAACTTCCCGTCGAATGACATGGCGGTAACGGACGCGATTGAACAAATCCTTGAAGGTCATGGCGCTTTACTCCTCTTGCCTTGAGGTTCCTGTCATGCAGCGTCAAAACCATGGTGTGATACTGCAAGCAGATATCAACCGATAATTGTCATAAGGACCGAATCCGATGGCACGAGCCCAAGGGGCGCGGGCGCTGATGGCGCTTGCGTTCGAGACCGTCTATGGCACGCCGCCCGCGGGCGGCTTTACCAGAATGCCTTTCGCAAGCACATCGCTGGGGGCAGAACAACCGCTGCTGAACTCCGAGCTGCTAGGCTATGGCCGCGATCCACTTGCACCGATCAAGGATGCGGTGACGGCCGACGGCGATGTCGTCGTGCCGCTGGATGCCGAGGCGTTCGGCTTCTGGTTGAAGGCGGCCTTTGGCGCGCCGATCACCAGTGGCACCGGCCCCTGGACGCATGAGTTTCAGTCTGGTGCCTGGACGTTGCCCTCGATCACCATCGAGACCGGCATGCCCGAGGTGCCGCGCTATGCCATGTATTCCGGCTGCGTGCTCGACCAGATCAGCTGGCAGATGCAGCGATCCGGCCTTCTGACCGCTACAGTGCGGCTGGTGGCGCAGGGCGAGACAATCGGCACGACCAGCAGCGCTGGCACTCCGGCAGCTTTGGAGCTGAAGCGCTTCGGCCATTTCAACGGATCGATCACGCGAAACGGAACCTCGCTCGGCAACTTGGTCTCGGCCGAGATCACCTATGCCAACAATCTCGACCGGATCGAGACCATCCGGAACGATGGCCGCATCGACGGGGCAGACCCGTCCATCGCCGCGCTGACCGGCTCCATTGAGGTCCGCTTCGCCGACAGCACGCTGGTAAGCCAAGCGATCAACGGCGATCCTTGCGAGCTCGAGTTCGGCTACGCACTGCCCTCAGGGGAGAGCTTGCGCCTGACCGTGCACGCCGTCTATCTGCCGCGCCCCCGGATCGAGATCTCTGGCCCGCAGGGCGTACAGGCCACCTTCGACTGGCAGGCCGCCCGCGACAGCACGGTCGGCCGGATGTGCACGGCGATACTCACGAACGACATTGAGGTGTATTGAGTATGCTCACCCTAGACCTGACCAACGCGCCGCGCTGGCATGATCTTGTGCCCGGCGTCCGGGTCCGGCTGCGCCCGCTGACCACGGCCCTGATGGTGGCGGCGCGCAGCGACCCGGCTGTCGAAGCCGTGCCCGGGGAAGCTTCCGACGAGGAACGCGCCGTCGCCTTCGCCAAGGCGCTCGCACGGCGCGCGGTTCTTACCTGGGAGGGCGTGGGCGACAGTGACGGCAGCGCAATTGACCCCGGCCGCGAGGCCATCGATGCGCTGCTCGACGTCTGGCCGGTCTTCGAGGCCTTCCAGCTGACCTATGTCTCGAAGGGCCTGTTGCTGGAGCAGGAAAAAAACGCCTCCGCGCTCTTGCCGAATGGAGCTTCGGCGGGGGCGAGCGATATTGCGAAGCCTGCCAGACGGCGTGTGAAAACTGCCCGGCGCGGCTGAACCGGCCAGTGACCCTTGAGGGCTGGCAGATCCAGGACCTTGCCAGCCGCCTTGGCGGTCAGTTGCGCGTGCTGCCCGGCGCTGTTGTTGGCTGGGATCTGACGGCCGCCCTGGCGCTCGGAACGGCACTCGGAATTGCCCCTGCCGCCATGGCGGAATTGCTGCCGGTCATTGAAGCGGTGATGGTCGTGAAACTCAACGAACAGATGGACCACACGGATGGCGGAAAAACGCGTTAGCGTCCGGCTTGCAGCCGTCGGCGGACGGCAGGTGCGTTCCGAGCTGGAAGGTGTTGGCGAAGCAGGCTCTCGCGGCTTCGGCCGTCTTGCCCGCGAAATGGACAAGGCCAATGCGCGCCTTGCCGCCTTCTCCCGCCGTGTGAAGGTCGCCTCGGCTGCGGCCGTTGCCGCTGCAAGTGCCGCCGGTATCGCCA